TGACGGCGACAGCAGCGGGAACGGCTACGGCGGCGAAAATGGCAGCGGGAACGGTTAGGCCAAGCAGGACTCGCGCCAGCATCGAGGGAGTGCCCGAGTGAACAGCGCATCAGATTACGACAGCTACGGCTACGGCGGCGGCGGTAGCGGTGGCGGCGACAGCGGCGGAGATGGCTACGGCGGCGGAGATGGCGGCGGTGGCGGGGACGGCTACGGCTACGGCGGCGACGGCGACGGCGACGGCTACGGCGTCGGCGTCGGCAGCGGTGACAGCTATGGCTACGGCGGCGAAAATGGCAGCGGGAACGGTTAGGCCAGTTGACAGCCGAGTGATGCCGTGTACGATGCAAGAGCGTCGAGTTGCCGCTACGGCCACGACTGCTGTAGCGGCAACAGGAACGCCCCTGTAGCTCAATCGGTAGAGCACTGAGCCATGGCGTAACGACAGGGTATGCCGGTTCGAATCCGGCCGGGGGCGCTGCGCAACACGCGCAAAGAGTAAGCATCGCAAGCTGAGGAGAAAACGCGGATGACGCAGCAGGACGCATGGGCGGCGGCGCAAACCAGCCCACAGAGCAACGCGGCGGCGGCCGGTAGTGCGGCTGGCGCGAGTTTGATGCCGCAAGGCGGCGAACTTGGTGGCGGGTCGCTGTTCGGTGGCGGCAAGCGCCGCCCTGGACTTTTCAACCGCACGCATTTCAAGGGCACGGAGCGCACAGGTGTCATCAGGGACATCAAGGACGTGCACGCAAGCTTCCACCCGAATGAGGGTGGTGGGCTGAAGTACTGGCCGGCAGGCCAGAGCGGTAAGGGAGTCAAGCCGACGGGCAACGATGTGGGTATGGACGGCAAGCCGAACCGTCCTGTGATGGATACAGTGTTCATCCTCGACACGGAGTACCGTCTCTCTCCTGCTGAGGTTTCGATGCTGGAATTCGACGCGGAAGCGGCCAGCGGCGATGAAGGCGAGCGCGGCTGGGTGGTGGACATTCGCGCCACGCAAGAGGCGATCAAGGTGTACAACGCTAGCGCGCCTCAGCCGATCAACAACCCTGCTGCCCTCATCGGGAAGCGCATCACTGTGCGCCGCCTGATGGACCCCGGCGTTAAGGGGCAGGCGTGGGACGTGAAGATCAGTAACGCCTGATCCATCAGACTGCCGCACGTGCTCTTTGATGAAGGCGTGCCCTCCGCGCGCCGAAGAATCTTTCCTAGATTGAGCACGTGCGGCTTTCTGGTCGATCAGTTTTCGGCTACAGTCAACAGCTAGAGTGCTAGTTGACTTTCCGTTGCGCCTACGAAGGGGCGAGTAATGAACAAGTATTTCCTGCACATGCACACCGATGGACACACCGTCGCTCACGCGGCTGGTGGCGTGGACATCGTCAGCTACGTCGCGAAGATGGGGGCGGCTTCCGTCGTCAGCGAGTCGGCTGAACTGTCCGTGACGCTGGTCCAGGTGAAGGACGACGAGGACCTTGGGACAGCGTGGGATTCAGAGGATGAGGTTTTTCGCAGCGAGGCGATCGAGCGCACCGTGATTTCCATCGCTGCTGATCCGGACACGGCCATGCTGGTCGTGAGTGGCCGGCTTCGCGCGCTCCGCAAGGCGGAGCGCGCAGCTCGCGAGGACGCTCAGGACCTCAACGAGGACGTTCAGGACATCTGAGCCTGATCTGACAGACTGCCGCGCGTGCACGTCCCCGCCCCGGAGAGGTAGGGACTTACCCGGGAAGGGTGCACGCGCGGTTTTCTGTCAGATCATGCATTGATCTACGAAAGGGGTGAGGGCAATGGAGCTGTATGGTCTGCGTCCGGGAGATATCCTGTTTGGCCCCATCGGGGGGTTTTTCCCTGGCGTTGTTCCGGTCGGGGTCGGACAGGTCGCACTGGCTGGCCGGAAAGAGCGCATATCCTGGCGGCGCTGGTGGAACATACGGCATGTTGGCGTAATTGTCGGCACGCCAGCCGGACTCGTTTACCCCCGCTTTGTGCAAGCTATGCCGGGCGGCGCGGAGTGCGTGACTGTGACAGAGGATCAATGGACGTCTAAGCACGTCTACATTAGGCCAGAGTACGTCGATGATCAGGCTAACGCAGTGGTGGCGGCAGCCAGCGCAAGTGTCGGCACGCCGTACAACTTTTTGACGTACCTCGCTCTGGCGCTGCGCGCGGCTGGCGTTTCTTCTTCACGCCTGTCCGACTACATCACGAGCACGCGCACCATGATGTGCAGTCAGTTGGTCGATCAGGCTCTGGCCGACGCCGGTTTCCACGTATTCGACGATGGGCGACTGCCGCAGGATGTAGTTCCGTCCGAGCTATTCCTGAAGCTAATGTCGATGCCAGGAAGGCATTTGATCCCGCACGTGGCAGGCTGGCGCGACAACCAGGAGTGGTAAAGCTACGTCAGTAGGCATCCAGGGCGGGGCGGCGAGAGCGCTACGGCGCCTCGTCGCTTTTGAGTGCAAGTTGCACGCAGGCGTACCTCCCTGCACCCAGTTGACATCTCACTCATCGCGGGTATCATAAGAGATGAGGTCGCGCTAGCGGAGCGAACGGTTTCGACACAGCCACTGGCGCGGCTTCCCATCTTTGGGCGAGAAAGAAAAAGTGAGGGTCGATTCATGGGCAACAACAATGGGCACAACTATGCCCGCTTTTGGCTAGTAGTCGCGCTTATCGTCAGCGTGACCGCGAACATCACGCACGCCGTGCTTGCCGTCAGTGATGTATCTCTGTGGCTCCGCGTCCCCGGCGCGGTCGTCTGGCCCATGTTCACCTTTGCCGGCATCGAAGTATTGGTTCGCGTTTACTGGGAAAAGCGCTGGACCCACAACCTTACTCGGACGATGCTGTTGGCCGCATCTGTGCCGGCCGCCATCACCAGCTATGAGCACCAATTTACCCTGCTGGGCATGATGGGCGAGACTTCCGTCATTCAGTTCATTGGTCCCCTTGCCATTGACGGACTAATGATCGGCTGCACCATGACCGTTCTTCTTACGCGGAAGCGGCCAGCGCAGGAAACCCCCGCCGAAAACCCGCTGCACGAGAAGGGCGGGCCGGTCGGGAGCGAGCCGATAAACCTTGGACTACGCCTTGAGGCGGCGGCTCGCGAGGTTGTGCCGGCACATGCCCGCAGGGACAGCGTTGTAATCAGTGGAGCCGTTCGCAAGGGACGCCTTGAGGCGGCGGCTCGCGAGATTGTGCCGGCACGTGCCCGCAAGGACAGCGGTGTAATTGGTGAAGCCGTTCGCCTCATTCTCGAAGAGATGCCCGGCATGTCGGTTGCGGACATCAAGGACAAGACCGGCGTGAGTGTTGCAACTATTCGCCTGTACATGAAGATTGCACGTCTGCTGCGTAACGACCCTCGCGCGGATATTGGCCCGAAGGTGGACGGGCGTAGCGTCCGGTCGGACCTGGTTGCGGTCATCCGCGACCACATGAATAGGGCGCGTGTGCGATAAATAGCATGGCATGCGGTGGGATGGTGGCGTTGTAATGAAAAGCCGCTGTAGCAGAACGGGGAAGATCATCTTTCCAACCTTCGATGAGGCGCAGCGCTGGTTATTGGGTTTGTATCTCGATCCGGCTAGGCGCGCGGCGGCAGAAAGCAGGTACGCCATGCCAAAAAGAGTGATCGAATGTCAATGGGGCGATCACTGGCATGTCACGTCGCAAGATAAAAAAGGTGGTCGCTGATCGTGGGTTGGTTCAGTAGGGATCGCGCCGAGAAGGTAGTGGAGTATCACCACTACCCGGAAGCACAATTCATCAGCAATCGGCCGCGCCTTGCCTGGTGGTATCGCTTCCTCCTGGGCCGGCCCATGGATAACGTGCGTTGGACCAACAGCACGTTTTTCTCTCCGGCCAGCCGGGGGGAGCCGCACCGCTGGCTGAGGTTGGCTGGCTGGCAGCGCCTTGTCATCAGGCTGGCGCTCCTATGGCTGGCGCTCCTGGTGCTCCCTGTGTTGGCGCTGGCGCTCCTTCGCCAGTGGGGCGCTCTACTCTCTCTCGCTCATGCTCACCTGGTGGTGCTCTCTCCGGTACTCCTGGCCGTGGAGTGCTCTCAGATTCGGGAGCGCGGCCTACGTCTCCCGCTCCTGGTTCGAGAGCAGACGGAGTACACGGCGGAACAAGTAGAGAGCATGGACGCTGAGCAACTGAAGCGGGATGCTCCGACCGTGCGACGTCTGCGCATCGTGCAGGTATATGAAGGGCGCCGGGAGTGGCAGCGTACCGTGGTGGAGCCGCTAGCTAAGGCCCTGGCAGAGCGTATGGACAACATCTTCCGCTCTGGAGATCTGGAGTGGATTCGTGTCCCCCGCAACTATCTAGAGCCAGGGGGCAAAAGTGTTGAGATCATGCTCCCGGCCAACTTCGGCGGAGACCCCGCGTCCATTAGGGGTATTGAGCGGGTGGTGGGTAACAAGCTGGGGTTGCAGGACCCCGTGTTCTCTTGGCAGTTGGCCGGCAACCACCCACGCGTGCTAGTGAGCTGCCCACCACAGCCACCCAAGGTGGCGCACTGGCGCGAGTACATGGACACCTTCGCTCAGGTGAGTGAAGAGTACCGCCCCGTTCTGGGAGTAGGTGCGAACAATGAACTAGTGAGTGCCGAGATGATCGATGCCTCTCCGCATATCGGACTGAGTGCCGGGAGCGGGGCAGGAAAGAGCATGCTCATGCGTGCAGTGATTATGCAGGCGCTCCACTGGGGGTGGAGCGTAATTATCCTGGACTGGAAAGCGGAAAGCCATGAGTGGGCGCAGGGTCTGCCGGGGGTAACCATCGTCACGGACATTGAGGGCATCCATGAAATGGGGGAGCGTATCGGGCAAGAGGTGGACATTCGCAAAGCACTTTCGAAAGAAGAGCGAGCACTCCGTCCGAGAGTGCTGGTGGTGCGCGAAGAGTGGAACATGACGAGCGTTCTACTTTGGGAGTACTGGGCGCGCTTGCGGAACATGGCAGAACCAGACGAGCGGCGAGCCATGCCTGTACGGAGTCCCGCACTGATGGGCTTTCAGAGTCTCGACTTTGCTGGCCGCGCGTTCGGCATGTTCGACTTCCTTGCCGCGCAGCGCTTTAGTAGCCGTGTATTTAATGGCAACGCAGACCTACGGGAGAACTTCCAAATTCGGCTACTCAGTCGCTACACCCCGCAGACATGGAAAATGCTCATCCCGGAACTGAAGCCGGTGCGCAAGCCGAAAGAGCTAGGGCGTTGGGTGGTGTGGGCGCAGGATGAGATCGTGCACGTGCAAGCGCTCCTTGTCACAGAAAGTGAGGCTCGCGAGTACGCTAGTGCCGGTATTTCTAACGCTGCGTCACCGTTTGCCAGTGTCAATGCAGGGGTGACCCAACGAACCAATGTAGGTACATCCACGCATATTACGCTGGGGGATTCGCTGGGTCATGACCCAGCGAGACCCCGCGAGCTCCCCCCGCGTACCCTGAAGTCCCTGGCCGACATGGTAGACGCACTGTCACATCTAGGCGTCACGGAGAGTGTTCTCAGGAATTGGCGCAAGCGTGACCCGAGCGGCTTTCCTGGAATTCAAGGTGGGTCGGCCAATGCTGGATGGCTGTATGACCTGGATGAAATGGCTGCCTATGCGCGTAGCCGACGTGCCGCGCAGGCGGCAGAGAGGGAAATTCGATGAACAGACTGAATGAGGCTCGCGGTCTTGTGGCGCGGCATGACACAGGGGGCGCACGCCTCGTGGTGCGGGGCCGCTACTGGCCGGGCGTGGGGTGGGTGTATTTCGCCGTGCAGCGAGGCAGTGCAGCCGAGCGGGCGTTACTGAATGCGCGTGAGGCGTACCTAAGGAAGCGGGCGGGATTGTGAACCACGGTACGAAAGCCGCGCGGCAGAGGGTTTACCGGTTAATTGATCGGAAGTTGCATGGGCAGGCCAGAATCGAGGCCATTAAGCGCATCCGTGCTTCTACGTATATGCGTGTGGAGCGTAGTTCAATCGTGGTGTCGAACATGGAAAAAGTCCTCATGGGCCTACCTGACCTCCCCTCCGAAGAAACGCATCACAAAAGCGCTCTCGCTCCGAGACTTATCGGAGTCATAAAGCAGCAGAGAAAAGAGGGTATGACGTTGCGTGCCATAGCAGACTGCAATCAGGTATCCATCGATGTCGTCCGACGAGTCATCTACAAATACAAGGACACGGAAGCGTAATGAGTTGGAAGACGCGCGGATGCTATCTCTGGCGCACACGTAAGCCCCATGCGAGATTTGGGCTTCCTCTGCGGTTTTTGCTTCCAGCCTGCTTGGTGGCCGCGACGATGCTTCATAGTCTCGGCGCTCCGTGGTGGCCTGCGCTGGTGCCGCTGTTTTTCAGTGGTCGGCACAATGCCTACGTGGGGCAAACATCCAGTCGGCGCAATCGAGATAGGCAGCATCTGTACGGCGATCGACGCCACGGCGCGGCAGGTAAAGACTGGTCAGACCTTGATCCAAAATGTTACCCGCTCCCTTGCTTGTTCCCCCGGTTCAAATTCTGGAGAGAATTTAGTGAGTCTGCTTGGATTTTGTTTCTTCTCCCCGTCTACAATGTGAGGGGAAATAAGCGCAACCCCAGACGCATCACTCCAGCCAAAGCAGGGCGGCAACGTATTGCCAGAGAGAAGGCTGAGAGAACTGTAGAGGGGTACGTGCTTCAGGCGTTGGTCTTTTTGGTACGCATAGCGCCTGCGCTGACATTCTGGGGCGGTATTGGATGGGTAATGTTTCGTGGTTTCTAGAGGCGATCGGCAACCCGCCTGAGCTTGATGGCGCACGTTGCAATAGCGACATCGGCAGAAAGCTTGTCGATAAAATTCTCGAACGCGGCGGCGAGGAAGCTGAAATGCAACTCGCTATGATAAGTGACTCGTGTCCAGTGAGGGAGAAGTGTTTAAAGTGGGTAACGGTCGGCGAGGGACGAAAGCCGGGATTATGGGGACTCCCCTATGGTGGCATGACGGCGCAGGAGCGCAGACAGAAAGGGTTCAGGTAGGCACTGCGGTAGCGCCGGCACACCAGCGCCACTCTTTGATGCAAGAGTTGCGCGAGATGGCAGCGCGCGGCGAGATTGCTCAGAATGTCTACAATCCGCGCATCACTAAAGGAGTGTTTCAGGTGGAGTACATTCGCCTCGCGAAACGGCGTCAAGCGGCTAGGGGTGTGTGGGTCCCCGTCCTAGTTGCGGCGGTCGTTATGGCGTTACTAGCTGTCGGCTATCTGCTGTGGGAGAGTCGCTACGTGTTCCCGGTGGCGATTGCTGGTGCAGCTCTCGCTACCTTGATCGCGAAGAAATCGATCAGTCATCGAGGTGCCTGCATCGGCATCCACTGCCCCGGCTGTAGGGGGTAGTCATCGTGCACCGGCAGATCAAGGATGCGGTAAACGTGCTCATGTACCACTTGCGCGATCATGCCGCCGCCCGGCAGATTGACCTGCCAATCGGGCAGGTGCTTGTATGACCGCCCGAGTGAGGGCAGCCGATCTCAAGCGCGGAGACGGAGTGATCTGGCGTGGTGAGCGCCAGGTAGTAGAGGCAGTCCAGCCGGACAAGTCCAACCCGGAGATTGTTGATGTTCACTTTTTTGGTCTTGTGCCGTGGCAGACCATGCCCGGAACCATGCGGCTGGAGACGACGCGATGAGTCAGTGCCTGCATCGGCATCCACTGCCCCGGCTGTAGGGGGTAGTTGACAACCGAGTGATGCCGGGTAGACTACCGGCATCACTCGGTTGTCGAGCCTCAAGGGGTAGTCATGTGCAATATGTGCGTCGAGCAAGGGATCATGAGCGCGGATGAACTGGCAGCCTTCACCGCCGCCGGTGACACGGCCGTTGTCCCGATGACCCAACTGGGCATTTCTGACTTCATCGAAGAATTGTCGAGGCTTGTCGTCCACTACGCCCTCATTACCGGCGATGCGGTAGCGGCACTGAAATTCTCCAAAGTAGTGATGAGGGGATATCTCGCCAGTCACCCGGAGATAACCGCGGACGACATCATTCGGGCAGAAATGCAAATGAGAGCGGACATGAACCAAAACTGAACACATAAACGCGCGACCCGTCTGAAAATGAGACGGGTCGCGCGTTTATGTGTTCAGAGTCTAGCGAGGGGGGTAGCGCGGTGCGTGTCGCCGCATCCATTCCGCGATAGCGTCACGCGTGCTCTCACTCACGCTGTCTGGCCGCGTTCGAGTGTTGTAGCCGGCCAGCCACGTCGCAGCCGCGATCAGCAAGCTATACGCGGGGGTCTCCAACCAGTCCGGCAGTGTCGGCACCATGTCTGTCACCGTGGCCTGAAGCGCGGTGATTCCGGCCAGGGAGGACAGGAAGGCCGCCCAGGTGGCCGCACGCACCTTCCACTCTGTTTTTTTGCTGGGTGACGGAAGCTCTGCGGGAGTCTCAGTCATTGCCACTTCCTTTTGTGTTCGAAACGACCGGGCTTTTGAATTGAGGTTTGCAACCGATTTCTGTGTACCTTTCCACCTTGCTTCGCCACTGATTCAAGCCAGTTTTGGATACCGGTGGTGTTTCTTGATAAACATGAATGTCTGCCGCCAGAGCATCACAGTCACGTTTTTCGCTTTCTGAGGCGATGTGTTGAGAGTAGATGGCGGTGAACGCCATGCTGGTGATAACCATCAGTGCGGCTATCATCATCAGCCAGCCGCCCCTCTGTTCACTACTCAATGACTTCATCTCCCCAGTACGATCAGCGCGACGATGGTGACGAATCCACTGATTGCGAGTGCGAATCTGGCTGCATAGTAGATGTGCCACGGATTCGACTTAGGGCCTCTGCCCCGAACGGCACTCCGAGCAACGTTGCCGCCAGCAACAGGAATGTCTCGTTTACTTCGGTTGGCTTTACCAATAGCGCCTGTTGCCAGATTAGGCCCCATCCAAGAATAAACGTGATTGTGTCCCGGATTCTTGCGAAACGTGAGGGTTTTCCATTCCGTTGCTCCGGAGCGTCCACTCATGCCCGACCTTTCAGTTACTGGGGCTGCGAACGACCGCGCCCCTTACTTCTTCCACTTGTTCCCGCAGGGCGGCCACCTGCCCCGAAAGGGACTCGATGAGCTTTACAGAGTCCATGATGACGGACAGTAAGCTACGCGGAGTCTCGTCGGTATCCGCCGGGTACTGTAGCTCGATACTGCGATCAAGGGCATAGAGCTTGCTGCTTTTATCCGCTAGGCGCCTTTCGATGGCATCCACTACATCATCAGGTGTCATCTCTCCGGTCACTTCCTTTTCTTCGAGTTTTGCCTGTTCCTCTTTCACCATGCCGAGAAACAGGTCCCATGGGAAATTTGGCCCGGGGTCGGTGTGCGTGCTTTCCTTGAAAGCATAAGTGATTTCCCGGTGCCCGCACAGGCCACCTACGCCGTTGCGCACCTGATCCGAGCTAACGTAGCGCACTGGAATCTTCCAGTCTCGCGCGTCTATAGCTACCTGAGCGGCGGCGCGGCGCAGCATCGCCAGCGCATACTCTCCGCGCCACGTGGCGGCGCTCCAGCTAGCCCTACCGCACAACTCGTAGTGGATGCCACGCCGGTTTCCTGCTGTCATTGCGGTGTGGGCGATATCCGCCGTGTGCACGCACTGAATAACGCTGTCGCTATCCACGTAGTAGTGCGCGCTAACTCCATCGGTGCGGCGCTGATCGTATGCCGCGCCGTCCTCTGCGCTGTTCGCGTGCGAACTACCCTCAGTGGTGTGAATGACAATCAATTGCACGCTCGTCCGGTTGGCATTAGTCCAGCTACGCGGCGGTACCCACTTCAGGTGCGGATACTCTGGTGATTGCGCCATCGACTCGACTCCTCCCTACGCGATTCTAGTAAGCTTCATCCAACTGCCGGACAGGGCTGTGGTGTTGCTGGCAGTCGATGTGCCCTGCGCCCACTGAAAGGCCAGTGTGCCAGCCGTGCTAGCGGTATCCAGAAAGCCGCTGATCACAATTGGTGTGCCGGTAGGCGAAAGGCCGGCCACGGTGACAGCGCTACCAAGCGCATATGCGCCCGTCAGGTCCCCCGTAAAGCCCGTGGCGCTCAACTCCAGACTAGCAATCTCCCACTGCATACCTGCACCGCTAGGCCCACTAAACCCAATACTTATGTCAGCCGCCGCCGCGCTGGTGAACTGTGCGCTCAGGTGCAACTCGTAAAGAGCATCCGCTGCAACGGAAAGCTGTAGATCCGGGTCGCTTGTTCGGGTTGTGGTGCTAATGCGAGCGGTTGTACCGACTTTATAGGCATAGTCGGGAAGCATGCTTGACGCGAGGTCCGCCGTCCACCTCTGGCCGACTCTGAGCGCAGGGTATTTCGCCATGCTTATGTCTCACATTCCAATGTAATACGCGTCGCGAACCTCGACGACATCCCCAGCACTGTGTGATTTCTGTACGCCGTTCTGGCTACGTGTCACCGTAGCGGTTTGTTGATAATCGCTGCCTACAACGCTGGGTGTGGTCAGTGCGGTAATAGTCATAACCTCGCCACCCAGCCTCACCACTAGCGGAAAGTCGCTAGCAAAGTTTGTGCTATCGATCCATGCCTGTGAAGTAACGGGAGTTTTCAAAACCATGGTTGTTGCACTGCTACTGATTCCGGCATTCAGTGTGGTTGTGCCGCTATCGGCCAGGACGGCGAAGTTTAGGCGGGGGGTGCGGTACCCATCCGCCGTGATGACGTTGAACGCCACTTCCCACTGAAGTCCGTTAAACCTTTCTGAATAGCCGAGAATCATCAACTTTCGATCGTCTGGACTTACGAAAGACGGAAGACCAGTCAGGGTCAACCAGTCACCCAAATGCGCCGCGATGATTCTTTCGGCAACAAGCGTGCTTGCCTCGACTGAGTTGCGATGCAACTCGAAATATAGTTGCGGTGTGCGAAGTTCGTCTTGCGTCCGTAGCCACACCTGAAACTCAGCCAGCCGCTGCACCTGTGAATCACTGTACCCAGGGAGGCTGACACTCCCTGGCCGCTGGCCGATACCGGACGGTGGCTCACTGATACTGAGCGGCCCGTCGGTTCTTGTAGCACGTGCGCTACCTCCGCTGGGCCGACTTACCGTCATGATGTTTTTTGTATACCGGCCGTCCTCGGTGAATGCCGGAGTTGCACTTAGGTAGCTACTGGAGTACGGGACGGTAAAGCCGTCACAGTTTCGATTCTCTATATCTACGCGCGTACGGAACCCCATCCCAAACTTGTCACGCAAGTCGAACAAGAGTCCGCCGTCGATCTGCACGCACTCTTCGATTAGATTGTACACCTCTTGAGACGTCTGTGGCCCCATGGCTTGCGTGTCAGCCACGTCGCCATAAATCTCAAGGGTGATGCCTTCCTCGCTCGCCAGACGGGCGGCGCGCACACCCGCCAATTCTCCATTGTAGCCATTGCTGCTATCCCGGAAAATGGTGCTGTTGACGCTGAATACGTCCATCGTCATGATGAGGTGTGCTACTTCAGCATTCGCGAATGTAGCATCGGAAAGCGCTCCGGCCGTGAAATAACGCGCACGGCCGACCGTGCCCGCGTACGTGCCTCCGCCCAGTGCGTGCACCCAAAACGTACCGCTGAGCACACCCCACCAGCGCCACGTATAGTTGACGTTCGCGCCAACCTGACTAAGAGTGAGCTGCATTCCAACCCAAAACCCGTTCGGATTGCCGCCACTTCCGAAAGCAATGCTGTCCGTCGTGACAGCAGTTCCCGCTGAGTTGTAACCTATGAATTGATAGCCGGTTGGCCCGATTAGGATTTCCCATCGGCGGATCGTGCCCGTGGTCTGAATGTAGGCGAACAGGCGATTAGCAGCCGGCAGACTACTAGTAGCGAGGCGAAAGTAAAAGAGAATCGTGTTTTCGCCCGTGCTGCTCCGGCCAGCCGCCTCCACCGTGAAGTAGCTGGATGTGCTATTCAGCTTGAGGCTGCCGCTACTTCCGTATAGACCAGTCGGCACACTTCCCGTGAATGAACAATCCACGAGCGCGCTCGTGGATGTAGTACCTGCCGCGCTGCTGACAACGGTACTGCTGCTGCCGTCTTCCAGGGGCCAGTAGCCCGCCGTCTGGTCGTATTGAATCAGGTTCCGATAGATCGGACTCTCGGCGGGTGCGTCTGTTTCCTGAAGTCGGTTAAGCGCCCCCTGGCTCTTTAGGGGCATCCATGCGTCGCGCCCGGTTTCATCCCACCGGTAGTCAACCACGTCGATTTCTCCGGTGTGGCGGATGCGGTCGGTGCCAATGCGCGCCGTGCCCGTAATGTCCCACGTGTTACCAAGTCCGTCACTCCAGCTTGTGTCGCCTACCGCCCGGCTGGCCGCGCTCATGTTCGCTACCAGCGTCCCGTCGATTCCGTTACGCAGCTCGAACGCGTGTATTTTGCCATACATCATCGTCTGATTGGTGATCTGCGCACCGCCGCCTACGTTGCCCACCTCTAAGGGGGCCGTGCTAGACGTGTAGATCGAGGTAGTGCCAGCCGTCACAATTTGACTGTGCTGCGTCCAGGTGCCACCAATATTGTCACTGTAGTACAGGGTGGCCGTGCGGTTGCCGCCGCCGCTGTCCACATCCAGCGTGATCCGTACGGCTTGCCGCCCGTATCGCGTGGCCGGCCATTCCGCAAAGGTGTTGTCGACCGTAGTGGTTCCGTTGGTGCTGGTGCGGAGCACGAACCGACCTAGATAGTCCAGCCACACCATCCATACCCGGTTGTTGCCCGTGACTTGATAGCGGCCACAGATGGTAAAACCCTCGACCGGCGTCCAGGTATCCGGCGTTATCTCGAACCGAATATCAATGTCCCCCGCAAATTCAATTCCAGCCTTGTCTGTGGTGCTCAACGTTCCTGCATTGTTGGGCTGGAGAAACCGAACGTAGCTATCGAGGTTTCCGGCCGCATTCGGGATGCTGTGACGAACTTTTGTGTAGCGTGGGAATTTCCCGTACAGCACACTAGAGGGGTTGCGGTTACTGAACACGCCGTCACGGTTGTTTACCTCGAAATCGCTAGCAGATGGGGTGATAGCTCCCTGCTGGTCGCTAGCGCCACGCGTGATCAGAACGCCGGGATTCTTGCGCACACGCTCATCAAGGTTCGTTCCGCTAACCGCTGTCTGCCACGCGCCATCGATGTAAAACTCGGACGTCACGTTATCGGTAGCCATTACCGCCCCATCGCCGATTGAACGCTTCCGTTGTACCTACGAACCACCTGAAATTGAATGCTGTTCATAATCTCGCGAATTAGGGGGTCGGCTGTCCCCACCCAGCTAGCTTGAACGGCCAGCGCTCCACCATCACTGCCACCACGCATCATGCGTGCGCTGTCTCCGTTGCTATAGACCTTGCTGCCCGGTGCGACGTCCACAAGCTCGGGACCATATTCGCCGACTAGCGTAAGGCCATTGCGGATGCCCCCACTGGCCGCGCGTCCGATCTCTGCGGGTAGCGACCCGGTCACACCACCGGTGTACTTCCCGGTAATCCCGACGTAGTTGGTGGCAGTCAGGCGAGCGATGGATCTCAGTGCGCTACCCACGGCGTATCCGACATTGTTGATGCCGTTGATGGTGACGGTCTTGCTTTTAGGGATGGCGTTGAGATCCCCAATAACACTGCTCTTGAATCTGCTGAATGCCGCACGCGCGACCGCGAGTTTTCCACCAATGCCAGGAATCCAGCTCAGTGCTGCTATCGCACCATTCAGCAGGCTCCCCATCATGGAGATTGCATACGAGACGAAACTACGAAAGAACGCGCGGGCACGATTCACGCCGCTACCGATGGCGTTCCACAACCTGTTAAGTGCGTTAGCGCCCGAGCTTGCCAATCCCGTGAGGGTTGACTGCACTCCGCTGCGCATCCTCCGGAATGCGCCTACTATGGAAGCGGCGAGACTATCTGTAAGCTCTTCGATAAAATTCCAAATAGCCTTGAATAGTTCAAGCGTCGCCATCGCAACATCGCGAAAGCCGCCATAGAGGCCCGTAAGGGTGCTAATCAGCCTAGCAACTGCTGTGATCACCCCATTAACTACGGTGATGAGATCATTAAAGAATACCGCCGCACTGTCTCCGTTTTCACCGATGATGCTGAAGAAGTCGCCAATAGCTTGTCCGATGTCCGGAAGGCGCTTCGCCAGCACCTCGATAACGGGCGCTGCCCCCTTTAGTCCATCAGTGAGGCCGGGGAGTATGTTCTGAAGTGCTCCGATGATTCCATCGCCGAGCTTGCCAGTAAGTGGCGCAAAAACCTTGCCGATCTCTTTCCCGGCTTTTTCTAGCTGTGGCATGAAGTCACGAACTAGCCGTTCGAAGAAATTTGCCACAGGCCCACGGAACGGCTCACCAAACTTGGTGAAAGCCTTTTCGAGCTTTGTTCCAAGCTCCTTTGCTGCCGCCGTGATGCGCGGGTCCTTGAATGCTCCCGCGATTCCAGCAGCAATAACTCCGCCGCCCAGCGCGAGCAGCACGGCTGAGCTAAATGCTGCCGCTAAAGGAATAGACAGCGCGGTAGCGATCGAGGTCACCGAAAAGACTTTCACGAGAGTGGAAATTAGGTCGCCACTGAGCAATGTACTCAGTGCTCCACTGAAATTCCCGTAGAAACCTTTAGCTGCTTCAGTACCCCATCCCGCGATTCGACTTAGAAAACTCTGTCTGTCCACGTCGATTCGAGTGGTGCCACCATCACCACCCTTTCCCCCAGAACGACCCCTATTGCTAAAGTCGCTATCGCTCCGAGACGAGCCGCCCCCCGCACTCCTGCTACTTGAGCGAAAAGTGCTCCGGCTATCGCCGGCATCTCCGTTGCGCACACTGCGAAATATACTTTGCGTAATCTCCGAAGAAATACTATCGCCAACACGCTGGCCAATATTCTGACCTAGTTGCGCATATTTCTGAGCGTTGGCGTTCACCCCCGCGATCATGCGCGTTATGAAGTTTTGGCCTGCGTGCTCGCCTAGCTGCTGGCCGATCACACCACCGGCATTCCTTGTGTGAGCGGCCAGCAACGTACCCACGCGCGAAAACACGACGCCGAACCTGGCCGTAAACCTGTCGGCGCTTTCTTGCGCGGATTTCTCCGCTTCCCTGGCTATAGCGGCGAAACCGTCTCGCGTATCCTGTCGCACACGAACACGAATAAGAACGTCATTACTCATTCGTGTTCGCCTTCCCCTAGTCTTACTAGTGTCAACATCTGAAACAGCTCCGCGTCTTCCTCTAGCAGCGCGCTAGGGAGGCAGGAGAATCGTTCACACAATCCGACTACAAGCCGTGCGCGAATCAGTGCGGCAGGTTCGGTGACGGTATCTCCATAGGAATCGGTGGCCCCACCCACTTTTTGCCACCGCTCGATGGCCGCTCTAAAGGGGCGTCCACCCCCTGTACCGCCTCTTGCCACACCTTGATAGCGTTGAAAGCTTCGCCGGCATCCCAACTCATAAACTCGTCGGATGACGGTTTGATAGGGATGCCGTTATCATCTTCCAGATTCCAGCGATCTACTTTGCTCGCGACGAATGCGAACAACTCGCGGATAACTTCCTGTTTTTCATGCACCGGGCTGTCGGAACGATCAAGATCCTGAAGTTCCGACAGCTTCAGCGCCTCATCTACGGTCATGCCGTGCATGACCATTTCCAACCCCTCTAGCGTCGTTCCCTCGAAGTCCAGCAAATACAGCTTGCGCTTGCGCTTGAATCCCATTCCCTCACTCCACTATTTGATATCGAATTACGCCCAAGTAGGGACGGTGCCATCGGCCAGCACACCAGGCGCGCTCCACGTCAGGGCACCATCGTTCGCACGCGTGAGCCCGTAGTCCGTGTAAAGCAACTCGCCGGCGAGCGTTTGGCCGCTCACTCCGATCGTAGTGGTGCGCGCTACGCTGGTAGACGGCACCGTGCGGAACACGCTGTGCGCGAGGTTCGAGCCATCATCGAACACGCCATTCAGGGTGACGCTCATGTCGGCCAGCAAAACCAGCCGCTCGATGGCACTTTTGTCCACACCCGTCACGTCCTGGACGCCACGCGGAGTACTGATCGTCAGGTTCGTGATGTCGTTACTGATGGTGCGTGCGGTGCCAGTGCTGTCATCGACAGCGACCGACATCCCAAGTCCGCCTTCTTTCGCCATGTCTCAGCCTTTCTGTTGTTGATCGTAGAGTGTTTGCTGGTGTTCCCCAAAGTCGTCTAGCCAACTCTCGGCACTCATCGTCCACCTTGACCCAGAGGGGTTGCCGCGCCAATCCCCATCCCGCACCGTGTATATACCGGGTCGTGTTGGGACATGATGCGTCCTAAAGCACTGCTGGCCGCGCGGAAAAGTGAAGGTGATGAGCATGCCATCAATTTCATGCGACCCGTGCCGTCCACTTTCGTTGATCACCCATAGCGCGTGATCACGATGCGTTGTCAGGTCGAGGGTTGTTTTCCAGCCGAGTCGGTACGCTTCGCACCCGACTTCCTCGCAACTCGCTTTACGTGTATGCGTGCCGCGCGGAAGGCGGTATTCATAGGACTTGTACGCACTGACGTCCATTTTTGGCTCAGTGCGAAACGGAGTGAATAGCATCATGACTGAGCCGTCAGGTAGCGCACGAAATTCACAGCGAAAACGGCGTTACTGAATGTACCGCTGGTATTGATGCGCACGTACCGGCGGACAGTGTCCGTTAGGCCACCCGTCAGGCGCGCGGCCCCAATGCCCGTCATGGCACCGAAGCTGCCGCCGCTCAGGGTGGCGAATGTGACATTGTCTGCGCTGTCCTGCACGTTAAAGGTGACGGACGTTCCCGTGAATGCCGTCAGGTGAACATATGCCGTCCAGCCGAACGCGGTACTAACCGCGCCAAAGTCGGTGCCCGTCCCGTTGCTGGCCGCTGTATCTGTTTTCAAGCCAGCCGTGAGCTGTTCACCCCATTGCAGTCCGTACCCGCTGCCCTGTGCGCTCACCGAAAAGAACAATGAGCCGTCAGTGCCGCGTGTGCCATCGTAGTTGATTTGCTTCGCAACCAGGCTGACGGCTGGCGAGCCAACCGCTTGTCCTCGAAAGTACGTCACCAGGCGATCGGACGTAGGAAGCGTCTTCAGTACCGGGTGTGCTCCGGTACTTGACCCCGGTCCGGGGTCATCATTAAAAGCGCTGGTGAATTCGATGCGACCGTCACGCAAGAGGCCGATTCGCTCAATAGCGCTTTTCTTTATGCTCGTAACATCGCCCGTTGCCGGCCCGCCACCAATAGACCCGATGGCGGTAATGTCCCCGCCGAGGTCATAGCCGTCTACGTACGCGGTATCACCTAGTCCACCCTGCTTAGCCACTAAGCTACCTCCGCGTACGCGTCATTGACGATAATGGGTATCGCAATGTCCATCACTCGAAAAATTTTGCTGTCCTGCGAGAGGTAGCCAGGGGTGGCACTCAGTCCATCGCTGTCGCTACCAAAAATGTCGACGTACCGAGATTTACCGCTCAAGGTGAAGTTTCCAGCCAGGGCGGCGAACATCGCATCGGTGGCGTCCAGTAAGCGCGGGTCGATTTCGTCTTGTGGTTCCTGCAACATGCTCGTATAAATACGAAGCTGAAACGTCAGAACAACACTGACCCTGTCTAGGCCACTTGTTCCCGCACGCATTCCTGACGACCAAATGCCGGCAGTAACTCCGGTGCGCGCTGGCGCACTCTTTGGTTCGTGGCGATTCACTTGATCAAACAAGCCGCTCGATAGAGCGAAAGATTCGATTTCCGCGAGGATGCCACGTGAGTCTATACTCATTGCCACCTACTCGCATATGTGCGAAATACTGCCTCACACATCGCGACAGCGCGGGCCTGCATCCACTGCGCCGTTACGCGCACGTGAAAATATCCCTTGAATCGCGTAGTCTTATTTCGCGAACCCGTGCCATTTAGCCACGGACCATAAATGACTTTCTGGTCCCAAACCTTCCAGCCGGGGTGATCCGGTGAAGCCTCGACCTGCAATCTGTAGTACGGCGTCTGCTTGCGTAGCACCGTTTGCAAAAAGCTACGCATCCTGCTAGCTCCGAGTATCGCGATACTGCGTTCGCTCTCGCGGCATGCCTGAGTCAGTGCGATGTCTGCGCGACCATCGAATACAGGGCCGTTCACGATGACGTCACTCATACCGCACGCGCCCGGTAACGTCGGCCGTAAGCGCCATACACGCGATCCTCTAACTCTCGCACGCCCCGCCCCGTTGCTGGCCGCTCGCTGTCGCCAGAACCAACGGTGCGCGCGTATGCACTTCCCTCTTGAAACAAGGTATCGAGTGCATACGCGCGATTCAGTTGCGCTATGGGTGCAGGCGGATTATGGAGATGAATCTGGGTGCCAGACGTAGCCGCTGCGGCTGTTGTACCAAGCGCTCCGCGCTCAACTAAGAGGTCGCGCGGCCAGTAGATTCCGCTGGCGCTATGAGCGGCCAGCACGCTACCCGCCCATGCGCGCTTGACTATCAGCGCGCCGGCACGCACGCCCTGAACCAACAGAACTTCGCTGTCGATCATCAATTCTTCGCCGGGAATGAACACTGAGCTGTCGGAAACGCTCAGCGATGTGGCCGCCGCGCTCGCGGCCAGCGAACCGCTCTGGCCGCTGTCCACCCACTGTTTTCCGCTGACCAGCAACCTCTCGGCGTTGATGCGCGCCGTCGCACCAATTCCGATGACCCTGGCTATCGGGGTGTACCGAATAGTGCTATCGCCCGAGGAAGCGTCGACTGCAATCGTCCCGGCCAAGCTTTCCTGATTGGAGTACGCCCACACCCCCGTCAGGCTAATGCTCCGCTGCCCCGTTCCACTCCCCTGATTGAATGCCGCGCCCGTAGCGCGATCCAACTCGATACGTGTGAAAGGGGGGCCGCTGGCCGGAGACAGCAAGACGCTGGAGCTGATGTCGATTCCGCCACTGCTAGCAGATGTGAGGCTGGTCAAGTCGTTCTGATCGAGCCACAGGCGGTATGATCCCGCGTTCTGCGCGTTAGGCCAATCGAAAGTTCGAGTGCCGTACCACGGGTAAAAGGTGCGGTGCGTAAGTTTGTCTACGCTACGCGCGCCACTGATGATTGCGTCATCGATTTGATCGCCGATGTAGGCGGTGGCGCGGATGTCTGGCGCGTACATGACAGATTCACGCGTGCAGTAGACCGGCTCCCGCATCGTTGCCTCGCATTCTGGCCTAGGCACCCGACTAGGTGCCCGATGAGGATCTGATGGAATGTTACTACATTAGGTCACCCGGCCACCGGCGGCTGCGGAGCGGGACCTAGGTCGATTTGCTGACGGGCATACATTACGGCTCCAGGTGGCAGGAGGTATCGCGTGATGGTGTCCGCGTCGTTCTGATACTCGGCTAGCAAGTAGCCGCCCAGCACCTGAAGAGAGCGCAGGGGAAACTCTGTGCCCACGATTGCACCAAGCGCCAGCGTTGCCTCATTGCTCAACCGCACGGTCACGGTACGATCCTGAAGAAAAATCGGAATAGGTTGCGTCACTTCATCCCCTCTCTTTCCACCCGTCATACGGGCAGTAAAGTACACCGCGATTTTCGAGCAGAGGTTCGCCATCGTTCGGGCAAGCAACAGGACGCGCACTATCATCCTCTCTGCGTTGCTCTCGTGCTGTCTGCATAATGGCCTGCAATCCACGCCACCCGTTCGGCGCGGTCGGGGTCGGCGCTACACCATCACTTGTCAGCGTTGCCGCCGCCGCCAGTGGCGACAACAACAGTGCTGCATCGAGCGTGATGGGATTTACCAGCGTTGCCGCCGCCACCAGTGGCGGCAACAACAGCGCTGCATCGAGCGCAACAGGGATTGCCAGGGCACCACCGGTGGACATCGTTGGCAGCGACAGTGCCGCATCGACATTGTTCACCAGAGTCAGCGTTCCGCTGGAGCCGAACGCTGGGAGGTTCAGTGTGCCGCTCGCGTCGATGGGTGTGGACGCATCGACCGTCCCGATCAGGGGACTGATGTAAAAAACGTTAGCTGTGTTGCTGGTGAGCGCATCGTCCGGATCCGTGGTGCCGCGAAAAACACCCGTGATCGTATCGATGACTCCGCTAGGGCTGCTATAGGGATAGCCGCCATTGCGCGCCGTGTAGTGAACGGTGAAGACGAGAGCTAGATAGTTGACACCCGAAAGCAGATTGATTGGAGTGTCAAAGAGGATATCTTGTTCACCGCCCGGTGTCGGCGTGAAAGCCTTAAGGGCAAGCCGGCCACCACCCTCATCACTCCATACAGACGCAATATGCGTCCCACCCGTTGGCGCGCTCACCGTATCGGGAACGCGCCAACGGACACCGGGACAGGGCTGATCGCTGTCCAGCGTAAATCGGCAACCGAGATTGTAATTCTGTCCGCCATCCTCGGCATCGGTAAAAGATGGCGGATTGATCCAATCGATTGCCTCGACAGCCATTCGACTAACTCGCCGGCTGACTGAGTGAGTGGCTTGTGAGGTTCACCGCGAGACCACTCGTGACAGTCGTGGTGTTGACCGTGAAGTCTCCGCCGCCACCCGTGACCGTGACACTTCCATCCACGATGGCATTATTGTTGCTGTCCAGGATGCGCGCCCACCCGGCAGTGCCAGTGTTGGACGCGTTCGCGGTCGGAACCGGATCGACATCAGCTAGCGCTGTGCCACTCGACGCACTCGCGTACGCAGGATCGGCCAGGGGGATCTCGACCAGGAGTGTTCCCGTTGCCGCATCGCCCGGCCCGCCCGCAGGCTGAGTGCCCGTATAGATGCGCAACTTTCCTGCGGCGCTGCCGGCGTCGACAAGCGCCGCAACCGCGTTAACGCTCGCGTTGCGGGCAGCGGTACTAATCCGAACAGTCACTGATTCTTCCCCGGCGTGCGAGATGTGCGCGAATTCTTCGCCCGTTCGGCACTGTCGCTTTCCTGCTCTCCGATGTTTCGATCTTCCGACTCGAAACCATCGACTGTCGATCCATCGACGTTGCGGGAAGGGTCCAGTTCCGAAAAGCGACCGTGCGCATCTTCGACGTGGCCTTCATAGCCGTAATACGTTGCGCCCACGTGATTAGCTTTCGGCATCAATCTCCCCTTACTGCTCAGTAGGTGGTTACCAAGACGTTTCCCGAACCACTTGCCATCACTAGAGCAATAGCGCCACCGAACAGCGGTTGGGGAAATTCGTAGTAGGCGCCAGCCGCGATGGCAACAGTGTGATCTGTTGCGCTCGCCGTTCCCCCACCGAACCGAGCGTAAACAATTTGACCACTGATATTGCTTATCGCCCTGAAGTTGCGGCCAGCGCCGCTCGCCAACGCGGCTGGAGTGCTACTGGTGGCGGTAAGCGCCACAGATGTAACCGTGGCGGAATCGCTAACGCGGTAAGCCATGGCGCCTACCTCCTATCAGGCAGCGGTGACGGACGCGCCGTCATCGAGCGGAATGTACGTGAGCGTCCAATCCATCTGGCCGGTATTGCTTGCCGCGCACACGAGACGAATCGTGCCGGCCTGAATCACCAACTCGTTCGGCTGAACAGCATTGCCGGAAAGCTGCGCGGCATCCGTGCGCACCCCGGTAATGCCGAACAGCGTTCCAACGGCCGCATTTGCGGTATCCACGTTCGCGCAGATATCGGACGTAATGTTGCCCGTGGTGCTGTTCGTGGTGAGCTTGGTATTGTTCGCCTGGTTCTGAATGGCTGTGGTCACCGAACCAACCAACGAGGTGATCATCACCCGACCGCCGGACACCGTGAAGATGGCCGCGTTCGTGGTCTGCGGGAGGTTCGCGGCAGAACGATACACGCGAGTACCGAACGCCAGTTGCCGCGCGCTCCGTCCAGGAATCCCTGTCGCCATGCGCCATACCTCCTAACTAGGCCGCTGTGCTGCGGAGATTGGCGGGCTTCCGCTGAACGTTCAGCGGAGACAGGATCGACACGAAACTACCCGACGCGTGAGAAATGCTCACATACGAGAAGCCATCCGACAGCGCGCTAGCGGGAACGAATACGGCCAGCAGGCCACCCGTGCCGGCAGTCACTGTGGCCGCCGCCGCCTGCGTCACTCGCGCCCACACGCCGGAGTTTTTCCGGTAGTACTCCGTGAAGTACGCGAGGTTCTGTGGGGTACCACCAGAGTATGCGGTGTGCTCCTGGATGGTTGCGTTACCAGAGGTGGCGCCGATCAGGACGAACGTCACGCCGCTCGCGTCACGCAGCGAGACACGGTTGTTCGAGGTTGTGGCGCTGGTCTCCAGGTCGAAAAGCTGACCCAGGGGGTTGATTGAACCCATTGACTCATCTCCCATCTGTAGGGTGATCGGGGCGTCACTGCCGATCTATCAACTAATGCGAGCCCTCCGGTCGGAATCGAACCGACGCACCAGCGCAACCACCTGAGGATGGCGACCCTTGCCCGGGGGCGAAGCGAGCAAGGATGCGGAGGGCGTGCCGCCAGGGCGTGGGAGTGAGGGACAAAAACACGCCCCGGCGGCAAGCTACTAACGAGCGGCGAGCTGAACGTACGGGCTCAGGGTAGAGCTGCCGTTCTGCGGAGTGATGGCACTCTGCATCCACGGCCGACCGTCCACCCGCTCGATGAACCGATACGCCGTGACATCATTACCGAACTTGTAGTGAGGCGAAACCTCAGCGCTCATCGCCATGCGGTCACCCCACAGGTAGTGAGAAAAGTCGATGAACGCAAGGTCGCCAGCACCGCCGAGCGAAGTCACCTTTTCCGTGAAGATGACGGGACGCCCCAGAATGGTGACAGGAGGACCCTCGACACCGTTGTTCAGCCAGATGGCTGAGCCGCCCGTGCCGACCGACAGCGCCATAGTGGCGAGCTGCGGGAAGGTGTTCGGAGACGCCAGCCATACAGCCTTGCCGAGCGAAGCAGGGAGCATGCGGGCATACATGTTGACGATGTTTTCCCACTGGATCGTACTGGCCGGCTGGCCGGTCTCGCCAGCCACTGAGATCAGCGCATTGTTGCTGGCATTCAGAACACCCAGCGGCTCACCAACGCCACTGCCACGCAAGCCAGCGATGTCCTCGAACCACGCTACCGCTTCCGGGAACAGCTCATTCACGAGAGCATCCACGGACGGACTGCTGTCCTGAATAAGCTCGTTCGGGACCTCGGTGTAGGCGGTAAGTTTCTTCGCTTCCAGTGCGATACGCTGGAAGGCGGGTTGACTCTGAATGAGTGCAGCGCCTTCTTCGGTCCAGTAGCCGATGATGCCGCCGTACACGCTGCCGTTGTTCGTGGTGCTGTCGATAGCGGGCCACGACGTGCGCAGTGAAGCCATCGGAATGACGCGAGCGCGCGGCCGAACAATGGCGCTTTCCAGCGCCACACGCAGCAACTCCGTCCGAAACTCTTCCGGGATCAGGAAGCCACCACTGCCGGGGTCGGTGCTCGAAAGAGCAGCCTTCACCTCGCGGCGAAGCTTCATCACCTCGGCGTTGTCCGGGTCGGTCTTGAAATCGCATTTTCGAAGAAAGTCGAACAGCCCATCAAACTTGCCGTCGAGTGACGACCCAGGGGCGTTGTCACTCCACCGCGCCGTGGTCTTCTTTTGCTGAAAGTCGTCCTGAATGACCTCGGCACGTGTGAGCTTCCGCCCACCCTTACGAAACTCCGCGATGTTGTTTTCGCGCACGAAGTTTGCGAAACCCTCATCAATGAGCGCCCGCATCTGCTCTGTGATGGAAGCGTCATTCGTGTGGAACTTCTTCACGTACGCAGTCATGAATTCCGGGAGCGAGCCCTCATCCATGAGAGTGTTCATCTTCTTCCGGTCCAGGAGCATTTCTTGAAGACCTTCGGCCGTCTCTGGCACGGCCAGCTTTACAGACATGCTGATTCCTCTCTGGCCGTGTGGCCGTTACTCCACTGCCACATCGTCATGCGGTAGCGATAGTCCTCATCTGAATCTTGCTCCGCAACAGAAGTGCTTTCGCTCTCCTGTTGCTCCGTGCTCTGTCGCTTCGGGAGCAACGCAACGATGCGCTCCGGGAGCACGTCGCTCCAGCCAGAGAGTAGGCGCGCGTCGGGCGCATCCTCGTCGGGCTGGCCGGTCAGCTCATCCACCAGGCCGGCAGACAGCGCGTCCTGGCCGCTGTACCACGTGCCATCCTCGCCGTTCACCGTCATGAGGTTGCGCCAGTGCTCCACATCTTCGCCGGCACGCTCCGCATAGATGTCCGCGATAGTGTTACTGATCATGTCCAGCAGTTCGGCGCTCGCGCGATGCGTGTTGCCGTTGCCATACGTCATCGTCATACCGTCATGGATCATGATGAACGCATTGCGCGCCATCACCACGCGGTCACCCGCCATGGCGATGAAGGATGCCGCGCTGGCCGCCAATCCATCGATGTGTGTGGTGACGCCACCGCTGTGCCGCGCCAACAGGGAGTGGATGGCAACGCCATCGAACACATCCCCACCGCCACTGTTGATGCGCACATCTACGTGGCCGCTGCCCAACTCGCGGAGAGCGGCTGCAATGTCACTCGCGCCGATCCCGTCATCAAACCAGCCGCCGCCACCGATGCGCCCATAGATCATCAGTTCCCGCGCGCCCCCATCGTTGCGCACGGCTAGACCTGGAATGCTCGCACGCTCACCGGGCGGACACTTCGCCATTACTGCGTCTACGGCTGGCTGAAGCGCGGCCAGCAACTCTCGCCTACGCCTATTCACGTTTCACGCTCCAATACTGCGGCGCGAACGAAACAATCCTTCGCTTCTAGCAACTTGCGCAAACCAGCGCTCAGCTCAGGACCATCTGGCAGTTGACGCACCATCGTCTCAGCGAGCGAAGAAACGAAAGCCGACGTGTCGCGTAGCTTACCCTCTGGTAAGTGCGCGTAGGAAAATAGCGGCTTGAAGTGCGCCACACTGGGGTGCCGCCCATCGAACGGCTGAGACTCATTCACTTAGCTCTCCGCTTCACCACTTCACAACGGCACTGGTTACCGTACTGAGCGCCTACGCACTTGATGTATCCTTTGCCGCCCGGGTAGTCCGCGTACGCGTCACTCCGGTTGCGGTACAGCTTTCCGTGGTTTTCCTTGCATGGCTCACAGGCGTTGTCGTCATCCTCACCCCTGACTTGCCAACGCATCGCCATGTCGTATGACGCCTGCGGCGTTTCCTCATCGGGAGCGTCGCGCGGCGCAACAATGGTGGGCGGGGGCGGCTCTTTGTAGCCGAGGTCTGGCCACTCCAACATGTCGAGCACCTTGGCCGCGTCAAAAGGTCCGGTGCCGGCCAGCGTTAAGAGCGCTCTACTCTTGACGTCCAATTCCTGCAATGCAACCTCGCTGTTGGCCGGAATAGGAGAGGTGAAATCGAGCATCACCCTTTTCTCCGTCCCGTTGCCGTACAGCGGGAGTAGTTGCGTGTTCCACATGGATCGCCAACGCTTCAGGCGTGGCTGAGTGAGCCAGCGCGCGAAAACGTACTCCCCCGCCTCAGCGTTCGCGCGATTCACGTCTTCCACAATGCCAAGCATGCTCTTAGGGAAGCCGAAAGCCACCAATGCGCGGTCCCGACTAGCCGCATCCATCTCCACCATTTGCAGATCACGCATGGAGAAAGACGATTCGATCCACTGGGAATTTTCGATGATGGCTACCCGATGCGCCTTACTTACACCACGATGCTGCTCCTCCCACCTGTCCCGCATCTCGTCGAATTCTTCATCTCCGAGACGGCGATCGACCTGAATGATACCGCTAGGGCGCGCGCTGTTCTGGAAGAATTGGGCTTGCCACTCCTTCCCGTACCTCTGCGAATCGATGTCAAGTAACAGCGCCTGAACGGGCCCCATGCCTCGATACATGTCAAGAGGATTCGGCAACTTGTGACGCAACAACTCGGTGGTTTCCAGCGGGATACGATCCCCATCCGGCCCGGTGTAAATCCACCCGCGCAGCCAGCCGCTCTCGTCCGGCACGGGCTCCAGTCGATCCGGACGGCACGGCCACAGGTCTGTCGGGTACTTCACTCCGGGCGTAAACCCCACGATGATGTTCGTCTCGCCCGTCAATTCGTTATGCTGCTGGCCGGCCTCGATAAGCTCCGTGCCGTTCATGAAGCGAGGGATGGGCGTGGTAATGAGATCGAGCGCGGGGTGACTCTCCACGACCTTTCGATCTTCCTCACGCGCCGCGCGAGTCCGCATGCTCCATTCCGCCTCGCCTACGGCGGTGAACAGACGGTTGACGATGGGGTACACCACGGCATCGAGGCCGTACGTCTCCATCTGCCGCACGTACTCCGAACGCCCCAGACCAGGCATGCGCCAACTCTGGTTACGCTTCGCCAGCGGCACGGGGGAGACGTTCTGGACTCGCTCCAGGTCGCGCCGCGCGCCGAACGAGAGACGATCGCCAAAACGCCCCAGCAAGTCAAGGGGAGAAATCACTCGATCACCCGCCTGCGGTTACGCAGCGCCTTAATGGTGCGCACACCGGGCGGCATCTCGGCAGGCAAGACACCCTCAGGAGGGTGCCGGCGCCTCCTGGGGGTGCCTTGCGGCGTCTGCGCAATGAGCTTGCGCTCACTCATCGTCGCGCCCCGCCGGTCGGCCCATCAGTGAGGTACGCCAACAGGATCAAGCTTACTCCGATCGCCGCCCAGCCCGCCACGGGCGCCCACAGGAAGGCGGACACGCACAGGAAGGCCAGCCCCATTAGCACCATGAGGGGTGAGCGCACGGCGGCCAGCCGGCCCCACTGCACGGCGCGACCCTGCTGATCCATGAAGCACATGCTACATGCCGACGTTGGAATGTACCTACATCCGGCGGCCCGGAGCGCGAAAGAGCCCCCGCCACGGCGGGGGCTCGATGCTGTACCTACCAGGGGGCTGGCCTAGTGGTCGACGCTCTGATGGGCATCAACGCTGACGACCAGGACATCACCGGCCCGCGCTGCAACAAGGTCCGGCTTAGGTTCGCCTGTCCGACCGTCAAGGTAGGCAGGAACGGAGACGGTGCCCTCAGTGACACCCTTTTTTGCGTTGTTGGCGGCGCGCGTCCTGAACTTGCGAGCACCGCTCGTGGTGACGAACGGCCTACCCGTCCAGTCGGGCGACTTGACAAGGTAGTACGAACCATACTGACCCTCGCGGTAATCAAAGCTCAAAAGCTTTCCGTTCAGGTCAAAGATGGCAGAAATCTCCAGCCGTCCACCATTTCCCGCAACCTTAGCGCACCAATCGTACCGCCGGGCCATCACATCGGAAGCCCATTGCGACAAGAACCCGTCCGTGTCGCAACGGTCAAAGCTGTCGGAACTGCGCTTGCGCGCGTCGGCGGCCATGAGGCGCCACTCGGAAGCTGTCTTGCCTGCGAAAGTGCTCTCGTTCGTCATGCTTACATGGTACACGGCATCACTCGGTTGTCAACTGGTCTAGCCGGGGGCGCAAGCACGAAAGAGCCCCCGCCGTGGCGGGGGCTCGATGCTGTACTGATGCTGCACTTACTCGTCTTCTACATACACGTCAACTAGCTCGAAAAGAAGCTCGATAAGTGCTTGTTCGCGTTCCTTGCTAGACATTGCTTTCCAGTCAGCACGCGTAACAAGCTC